TGCTCAACCCGGCTGACTTCGTGGAACGGATGAGCGAGCGCGAGCAGCTTACCGAGATCCTGGCCGTGGCGGACGTCAAGCCGCCTTTCAAGGAAGTTGAGACAATTACCGGCGAGAAGTCACCCGACAAGCCGATGGGCATCTCTGCCCTCGAGTACCTCGAATCCCTCTGCGGCAAAACGGGCATCTACTACGTGCGCCGCACCGAGGCCAATCGCATTGCCGCCAAGAAGCTCGCCGCTGCGCAGGAGGCCATGGCCGACCTTCCTGGCGAGGCCGAGGAACCGACCGAGGACATCACGGCCCTGCTCGCACGCATGGACGCGCTGGAGAAAGCGCAGGCCAAGCGGGATGCGCTTGCCAAGGAAGAAGCGCTCAAGCAGAGCGCCTACAACACGCTCAACGCCACCGGGGCCCAGATGCAAAAGCGCCTGAAAGCTCTCAAGGACGAGGTCGCCAAGCTTGAGGCCGAGGTCAAGAAAAACGACGCCAAGGTGGCGAAGGCCATAGAAGAGCTGACTGAGGCGCAGGAGAAGACCGAGGCATTCCCAGACCCCATGCCCGAACTCAAGGACGTGCGCGCCGAGATCAGGGCCGTGGAATCAAGACGCGAGGCGACGGCAGCAGCCCGCGAGAAGAAAGCCAACTTCGAGCGTCTCAAGGCCGAGGCCAGGGAAGCCGAAGAAGCCGCCGCCAAGGCCGACAAGATCGTCAAGGAACTGGACGCGCTCAAGGCGAAGATCCTCTCGCGCGAGGCCATCGGCATCGACGGCCTGGAAGTGAAAGAGGATCGGACGCTGCTTTACAAGGGCGTCCCCTTCCGGCAGGCATCGACCGCCGAGCAGTATGCCTTCGCCATCGCGCTCGCCATGCGCCGGCCGAGGAGAATCCGCATGATCGCCATGGACGGCTGGGAGCGTCTCACCGATGAAACGCGGGCCATCGTCTACAAAATGGCCGAAGAAAACGACTATCGCATCCTCAGTACCGGCGTGGTGTCGGACTACGATGACAAGTATCTGCATGTGGAGATCGTGGAAGGAGGTCACGAATGAGGCACACACCTCCACCTTGGCGAGCGGTTCCTGTCGATACCGTCAAAGGATCGTGGGATATTCTGGATGAGCGAAACGTTGAGATCGGCAATATCCAATCGGCAGGCGATGCGCGCCTCATCGTCCTGGCTGTCAACTGTCACGCCTCTTTAGTCGCTGCGGCTGCGTTAGCCCTGGCACGGATCGAATCGGATATTGAATCCCCCAACAACCATGTCAAGGAAGGCGACGACCTGCGCGCCGCCCTTGCTCTCGTGAAAGGAAACCAGGACACCCTTGGCTTTCGTGGCCTTTTTGGCTGTCGCTCGTCCCTTGGCCATGGCAAGGGCAAGGGTGGCGGTGGTGGCGGTGGCGGTGGCGGCGGTGGCGGCTAATTTACATGGCCAGCGTATTCGCCGACCTGTCGGATCTCAAAGAAAAGGCACGCTTTCACAAGGCGTGCCTTGTTTCATTTTCCACCGGCAAAGACTCCCTCGCCGTCATGGACCTGTGCACGAGGGCCTTCGACCGCGTGATCCCCTTCTTCATGTACCTCGTCCCGGGCCTATCCTTCATCGAAGAGCGCCTCGCCGACGCCCATAAACGCTGGGGCACCCCCGTCCTCCAGTTCCCCCATTGGGTCCTTTTCAAGTGCCTGCGCAATGGCATCTACTGCCCCAACCATCATTCCTTTGACGACCTTCCGAACTTCAAGCTCTTCGACATCTACGAGATGGTTGTCGAGGAAACCGGCATTCCCATCATCGCCCACGGCGGCAAAACGGCGGACGGACTCTGGCGCCGCCGCATGATGAGCGCCACCGGCGCCTCCAAGAAATGCTCGCATATCTTCTATCCCATTCGCTCCTGGTCCAAGTATGACGTCATGGCCTATCTCGACTCACGCAAGATCCCCATCCCCCAGGAATCCAAGGACCGCCGCGCCGCCGGCGTGGACCTCGGCACCAGCAGCCTCCTCTGGATGCACGACAACCATCCGGAAGACTTCAAGAAGCTCTGCGAGACGTTCCAATACGCGGACAGCGTAGTCGCCCGCCGAACGTTCTATAACGTGACCTGATGGGCAAGAAACAGAAACCCAGCATCGAAGCCGCCTTCCAGGCCGTCGGCGCCGTGACAGCCGCCGTAGACGCCCCAGACGCCGAGCTCCAGGGCGCCGCGCCACCAGCAGCGCCTGCCGAGCCAGCAGCCAGCGTCCAGCCCCTCGCCGCCCTCTCGCGCTTCCAGCAATTCACCATCGAGCGCATCCACCGTTCCCTACTCAAAAACGCCCCTTACAATCCCCGCGTCCTCTCCGAAAAGGCCCGTCAGAAGCTCCGCAAGGTGATCGAGAAGCACGGCCTGGTCGAGCCCCTCGTCTGGAACCGCCGCTCGGATAACCTTGTCGGTGGGCACCAGCGCATCTCGGTCATCGACTCCCTGGAAAAGACGAGCGACTACACAATCGATGTCGCGGTCATCGACGTGGATCCGAAGAAGGAGCGCGAACTGAATATCGCCCTCAACAACCAGGAAGCCGCCGGCACCTGGGACCTCGGCAAGCTGGAGGCCATGTTCAAGGAGGAGATCGACCTGGATGCCACCGGGTTCGGGACCGACGACATCTACCAACTCTTCGGCAACGCTCCCCTCATCGCCAACCCCGAGGCCCTGCAAACCGCTGCGGACAAGGTGCGCGCCGCCCGTGCCCAACTCGACAAGACCGAAAAAAAACAGGCCTTCCGCGACGACCCCAACTTCTACTGCGTCGTCATCTTCCAGGACGTCCGCATTCGCAACCACTTCCTGCGCACCATCGGCTGCGAGGAAAAATCGCTTCGTGGACGGCCGCTTCCTCATCGCCAAGCTCGGCGGACTCCCCGGCCCCGACCTGGAAATGGATCAGATGTCCGCCTCTTGCGATAACTGCGGCTTCGACAATGCCATCGCCAAGGACGCCAAGGATTTCAAGTGCAAGCAGTGCGGCGAGACGTGCAACGTGATAGAATAGCAGCCGTTTCGAGCCATTGGCAAACGTGAGCCGTGCGTGCGTTGGGAAGCGTAGTCCTGACCGTGACTACCCGGTGAGGAAAACTTGCCGACCATCGGAAGAAGAAGTCTGGTCCCAAATAAACCCGGAAGGCCAGGTCGTCAGAATTTGCGAGAATTGTGGCAGCGGTTGCGCTGCTGGATGAAAAAAAACGTGGAAGATCCAAGAAAGACAGTCACCATCCCTGGTCAACTCATTGGCCAATGCGCTCGCTGCAAATATTGGTGCTACGGGCACCCCGTCAAGGTCCGATTTCGCGGCTGGTTCGTCTGGATCCGAAGATTCTGGTGGTCCTCGTGCTGGACGCATATCCTGTGCGATGATTGCATCAAAGAACTTGCCGAAGAATGACCCAGCACATTAATGTCTTGCATCGGAAATCAAGCGAAGTTAAAATCTGGCGATTGGAAATTGAAAAACCCCGATATGCCGTCCCAATCTGTTAATTGGGGAGCTAGGAGTCACAATGCGAAACACTATCTACTCTTCTCAGTTCAGTGATGCCAATGGTTGCCCTGAGGGTGGCCATACGTTCGGCAAAGGGTTCGCCATCGCATGGCAGCGAGGTCCACTCGGAAGAGGCGAACAACGGGAGGAGCCGAACGGCGCTTTCGTGGAGGATATCATAGCGGCAGCGCAGGACCGATTGGAGTTCTACCAGAGGTCGCGTTTTAACTGCGAGGAGAATGCAGCGGCAATCAAGCACTTGGAAGCGGCCCTCGCCTTACTCGACAGCCGTACCAAACGGCGTGAGCAGGCTGGCATTGAGGGTACGCACGCCGGAAAGTGATACCATCATGGACGACCCGTTCGAGGACTGGGTAGACATTGGTGGGGAGGGTTAGGTGCTACATAAAGAGAAACGAATTTTGGTTACCTGGGGGTTCTGGGGGAAAAGATAATGCCTGACGGTATTCTTGGCGACGGCGGCTTGCAGGCCGGCAAGTACAACATGGCCCTCGTCCGCCGTGCTATCAAAAATGGCTGGGACGTGCCGCCGGAGATAAAAAAGCTTGTGGTCAACCAAATGGCCCTCGTCGTCGGCAAGTCAGAAGACGAGCGCAACCGCGTGGCGGCATCCAAGGTTCTTGTGGCCGCGGATGCCGTGGATGCCAGGCGGGAAGCCACGCAAGCCGAGGAAGACAAGCCGGAAGCGGCAAGTATCGTCAACGTCCTTAACCTCACCGTGCTGACTCATGAGCAACTTGAACAGCTTGACCGCGCTCTTGCAATCGCAGCCGGGGGCAGCGGAGGAACTGCGCCACCGGATAGAAATGGAAAAGTGTCGGCGTAGCCCGCACTACTTCATCAACACGTATTGCCGCATCGAAGATTCCATAACCCGCTCGTGGATTCCATTCCATATGTGGCCAGCGCAGGCCGAGGCCCTTCAAGACATTCTCGACAACCAATTCGCCATCGCCCTCAAGGCCCGCCAGCTTGGCATCACCGCGATCGTCCTTGCGCAAATCCTGTCCTCGATGCTGTTTCATCCCATTGCGAAAGTCGTGGCGCTCTCCAAAGGCGTGCGCGAGTCGAAGGAACTTATCGAGCGTCTGTCGGGAATGCACGACCGCTTACCGGACTGGATGCGGCAGAATGTGAGAGGGCAAAACAGCGAAGAGATCGAGTTCGCCAACGGCAGCCGCGTTCTTTCCTTCCCCACGACGGGCGGGCGCTCTTTTACAGGCACCATGGCCGTCATTGACGAGGCCGACGTGTTGCCTCCTTCATCCTCCGAGGAAGGACGCCTCGGCCAGATGATCGACGCCGTAAAACCAACGGTGGACGCCGGCGGCAAGCTGGTGCTCATCTCAACGGTGGATAAGGCGCGGCCCATGTCGCTGTTCAAGAAAATCTACAAGGCCGCGAAAGAAGGGCAGGCCAATTACAAGCCGATCTTTCTGCCGTGGCACGCTCGACCCGACCGGACGCCGGAATGGTACGCGGACGAGTGCCGGACTTGCTTGGCCACGCGCGGCTCGCTCGATTACATCCACCAGGAGTATCCCGCGACCGACACCGAGGCCCTGGCGCCGCGCGTTCTCGACAAGCGCCTCGCTCCGCAATGGCTCGAGCAATGCTACCAGCCCATGGGCCCCATGACCGACGCCGAGCTGCGCGCCTGGTACAACCCGACCGTCGCCGGCGCCTTGCCGTCTCCCCCGCCGGCCATCCCTCAGCTTGTCATCTACAAGCCGCCGACCATCGGCGGGCAGTATGTCATGGGCGCCGACCCGGCGCAGGGCAACCCCACCAGCGACGACAGCGCGGCCCATGTGCTTGACCGACGCACCGGCGAGGAGGTTGCCTGTCTGTGCGGCAAGATCGAGATGAGCGTCTTCGCGGCGCACATTGACCGGATCGGTATCTTCTACAACCACGCCCCTGCCATGATCGAACTCAACAACCACGGCCACGCGGTCATCGCCTGGCTGCGCGACAACGGGCACATTCAGGTTCTGCATGGCCTGGATGATAAGCCCGGCTGGGCGACGACGACAAAAAGCAAGACGATGCTCTACGACGAGACGGCGGACGCATTCCGGAACAAGGAGACGATCCTGCATTCGTTCGCGACCTGGGCGCAGCTATCGTCCATCGAGGGTGCTACCCTCAAGGCGCCCGAGGGGATGTTCGATGATCGTGCCGTGTCCTACGTCCTCGCGATAGCCGGCATCAATCGCACGCTGTTTGATTGGGTGGTCAAGGCGCCGCGCGAGCGCAGCAAGCGCGAGGAGACGACGCCGACAGATGCGTTCATCGGCGGGGACAAGTCGATGGACAAGCAGATGCAGGAAATGGGATGGTGATCAGCCGCGCATGTGCCACTCGCCCAGGCCGTCCTTGAAAGCACTTCTCCCGCACACCGGGCATTGATACCAGCCATAGCGAAGGAAGCCCGCCTCGCTCATGTGGTACTTGGCGCGCACGCGACAATGCGGGCAGATCGGCGTTTCCTTGACGTGCTGGATAACGGCTGAGACGATGACGAAGGCGAAGACAAAGGCGACGAAGGCGATGAGGATCATGGCATCCCATGGAAGATGGGGGATGGGGGATGGGGGCAGCATTCGCCCCGGCTGTTAGTCCGGTTGGGACTGCCCTTCGGAAACTCAGAAGACCCGTTCACCGGGGGATACAACAACACGCCAAAGCAGCGTGCGGATCAATCGCCGGTGGTAAGGCGGCGACCGCAATTTGCACCCGGCACCTTGGTCTAACAGGCCAGGGCGGCGACGGTGCCTTCTACACGTCGAACGAAATCGACCCGCGCGGAAATCATGCCAGCATGACCTCAGGCGCTGTGCAGCACCGCCCCCGCCCGGGCCCGGAGCCCTCGGAGCGGCGAGGCGTTAGCCTCTTGCGGGCACATTTTAGGCAGTAGCCCGCCATTGCCATTTTGCCGAACATTGGCTTTTTTCGAAAGGTGGCTTGCAGTCAGACGTGCGAAATCACTAAGATGACTTCCGCGTCGGTGCGTGACCACCTTCGCATTCGGGCCCTGGACTTCTGGGCGATGTCCAGGGCCTTTTCATGCGCGTCTCCTGTTTTACACGAAGGAGGCGGCGAGCGGCAAGACTATTTCGAAAATACCATTGGACAGGCGCGCGATGCCATGTTAGCATCCGGGCGCTGACTGGAGAGTCAGAGCGGCCCGCGTCCGGCTTGTGGTCCTTGGCCGGCGCGGGTTTTTTGCTGCGCCTTCCTGCCCGGCACTTTTGAAACGTCTACTTACGGTAGACACATAACGGCTATCCCATCGTCAGCGTTCCGATTACACTTTGGACAGTGTCCGTCCCTCTCAGGTATTCCGGATGCCTTCCGTATGGTCCTCGATTGGCAAGGTGAGCGGCCAGTTCCTTTCTAGCCTGGCGACAAGCTTCGGCGCCAACTTTTACGGCAGCGGCACACCGGCAAGCTCGCAGGCCTTCCTCTCACGCGAACGTCCTGACCGCCAGCAATACACGACGGAAAAGCTTAAGAGCACAGCGGCCAACCTCGCCTTTCTCCCCTTCTATGACGCCTGGCAGAACCTGGAAGAAACGCAGCAGATGCGCCGCGCTTATCGGCGCATGCTCTCGGATCCCAACGTCAAGGCCGCGCTGCTGGGCAAGCTCCTCGGCGTCATGGGGCTCGAGCTCAAGATCCACCCCGCCGGCGACCGGCCCGAGCAAAAGGAACACGCCGAGTTCATCGAGTGGAACCTGACCAAGCGCTTTCACGGCGCCGTGCCGATGCTCATCTGGTCCGTCCTGTCCGGAGGCTGCGTGGATGGTTACTCCGTCAACGAGAAAATCTGGACCTTCCAGGACGGGGACCGGCGACAGCGATTTTTCCTCAAGCGCGTGCTCCGCGACCTGAAGCAGAAGGACGTCGATCAGGATCTTGTGCCGCGCATGGACGAGTACCGCAACATCACCGGCATCATGGGTCTGCGCTACAACGGCGGGCAGATATGGTCGCCGGATGAGTTCATCATCTGGCAGAACATGCCGATGTACGGCAACCCCACGGGGACAAGCGACCTGCGCGCTGCCTACGGGCGCTACTGGATCCTCGATGCCGTGACGAAGCTCCGCGCCGTGGTAGCCGAGAAGTATGCCCGGCCGGTCGCCTATGCAACCTATCCCGCCGCGCACACGCAAAGCTCGGTCGAAAATGTCCTCAAGCAGCTGCGCTCGGAGCAGTGGGCAGCGGTCCCCGAGGGCGTAAAACTTGAGGTGGTGGACCTGGCCGGGCGCTCGGACGAATACTGGTCATCGTTCCGGCGCGACTGCCAGGAAGATATTTTTCTGTCCATCCAGCTCGCCACGCTCCAGGCCCTGACGGGCGCCCCTGGCACCGTGCGCGGCTCATCGGCCATCCACGAGGCCAAGTCGAACAAGGCGGAATGGCTGCTGGCCGAGCAGTGCGAGAACATCCTGAACGATCACGAGGACGGGCTGATCCGCGACATGCTGACCGGCAACTACGCGGACGTCATTGACCTGCCGCACGGCACGCTCACGGGCACGGATGACGCCGAGCTCAAAGAAAGCCTGGCGATCGACCAGGGCCTTTACGACATGGACTGGCCGCTATCCCGCAAGGAGATGGAGGAGCGCTACGGGCGCACGTGGGCCACCGACGCCGAAGACATGCTCAAAAAGCCGGCGCAGCAGCAGTCGGGAGCGGGCGAGGGGCCGATGGGCCTGGATCATCTCTTCCCGACAAGGTCGTCGCCTCCGAATCCTGAGATTCCGACGCCTGAGGCTCCAAAGACGCCCGCGGAAGAAACGGCGCACCACGAGACGAACGGCAACGGACGCGCCCTCGCGTTAAACCGTCTCGCCGGCTTTCGCAAGGCGCCGATGTTTGGGGAGAATGGTGCAAAGGCAGAGAAGACGACAATCCGTCCATTCGTGGAAGAACTGCCGCCGTTGCCTGCCCCGGACATCGTGCAGCCGAACCAGTTTTCATGCGGAGCCTCGCAGGCCATGACCGCCGGCAAGCTCTTTGGCGTCGGCCCCGACAAAATCAGCGAATGGGAAAAGGCGCTCGGAACCAACGTCCAGAAAAGCACAAATCCAAAGGCAATCATCGCTTATCTTCAGTCGCTCGGACTCAAGGTGGAAGCCAAAAGTGGCATGAGCATCCAAGATTTGCGGGATGCTCGTAAGCGTGGCTGTTACACGATCTGCCCGGTTCAGGACTATGGCAGCCGCAGAGAGAAAGGCGCGGACTTCGCCTATGGGCATTACCTCGGAGTCTTGACAGTAACCGGGCAGGGAGAAGTCATCTGTCAGGACTCGAGCGAGGACAACATCACGCGCGGGCAGGGTTCCATTCAAGAACCTGGACGCATCGCGATTGCGCCCGAAACCTGGATGGCAAACTGGCATGACAAGGATGCCGAAGGCAACGAATACATCCGCTTTGGCATCATGGTCGGTCCGAAGGTGACGGAGCACGCCGAGGGCGCGGCCAAAGAATGGCCGGAACTCTATGCCCCTGGCGGCACGAATTACATTCCACCCTTCGTCGCCACCAACGCGGACCAGCAGGTCAGCGTCCTCACGGCGCCTACCAAGAAAATGTTCGCCGAGGACATGACGCCGGCCCAGATCGAGCAGGGCGTCCGGGAACTGATGCACGGCAAGGCGACCGCCCAGGATCTCAAGGACATGGCCAAGGCGCTCGAATCCCTGTCGCACGCCGACCTTGCCTGGCTCAAGGAGCGCCTCGGCATCAAGGCCTCGGGCACGATCGCAACACAGGCGGCGAAGATGTCGCGGCACCTCAAGGCGCCGAGCTTTTCGTCGGGTGCGCTGCAGATCAAGCATTTGCTCACGTTCGATGAGGATCAGACGGAGCAGCTTGTCGCGCTCCTGCGCAAGATGTCGCCAGCAGACCGCGAGCGCGTAGCCAGTCAATACGGCATGGATACCGCCAATTTCATATTCAAGCCACGCGACATTGTGGACCACATTGTTAAAAAGGCCAAGGGCGAATGATCGCGACCAAGAAGAGACGCCGCAGTCGGCTTCATCCCTTGACAAAATGGGCCTGTACGTGCCGCCTGGTGACGTATTGTTGCCGTCATCTGCGTTCTTTTGCGGCTGGCGTAGGTGTCCGTTCTTCTGGCGCGACATTACCTCTGCCATCTCTCACGGCTGGAGTAGACTACCCCGCCGACAATCCCGCTGCCCCTCTTGGATGGGCACCCTTCAACCCTCCTGGCAGCGTAGGAACACCGGGAAGTACGGCACCGGCAATTTCTGCTATCACTCCGATAGCTGGGCAAAATGATACTCTTGCGATAGCTGGATGGCAATTAACTAGCGATACAGTTTTTAAGACCTATGGGCAAACGAACAGTGGTAATGGAACATTAGTCAATGCCATCCTTCCTAGTTCGTCTTGGTTAGACACGGCAAAGAATGTCGCCAACATTGTCATAGACCCCAGCCAAGTATCGAAGGGAATGTACTTAGTATGGCCAAGTAACAGTAACGGTGTTGGCCTTCCTATAGCTGTCAACAAGACGGAAAGCATCCAGGTATTCTTTACACCATCTGCTGCAAGTCAAGCCAAATCTCGTGTGGTGGTTGGTGAAACTTGCACTTGCACCGGGCGCAATTTAACAAGCACAGACAGGTCCACTACATCGCTAACGGTTGCCACTGGTACGCAAACGCTTACCGTCCCTGCTGGACGCACCTATGCTGCCGGTCAAACGGTGGTGCTCAACAATTATTCGTTCACGGCACCCTCTCCAGCCAATGTCACAACCACAGGACTCCTTGTGGCGTCCATGATCGGCACCGTGACGAGCGCTACGACGGTAGGCGGCACAACCACTCTTGTCCTTAATATCACCACAGCCAACGGTAGCGGGACTTACGCTTTTTGGGACGTATGTTCCTGTTGGATTTATTGGATCAAATCGGATGGCTCGCAAGGCGCATGGCTCACGCCCGTCGAACTCAATGAGTGTCACGTCAACTTTGTTGTGCCAACAGCGGATACATCAGCCACTTATTACGTGTGGCTGCATAATGGTTTCGGTGACAAGAGAGGATGGGCGCAACCGCTCTCAGTTGTGATAGCCACAGCGGATAACTGGACGGCGGGCGGAACGGTCTACATGGGAGACTATGGGGCTAGTGGACAGCCTAATTCTGGCCTCGATTGTACGCCTGCATTAACTTCTGCCTTAACTGATCTTAGTGGCGGCGCTGGCAAGATTGTGTTCGGGACCAGGGGCGGGGCGTCAGGAACTTATCTCTTTAAGGCATCTGCTGGTGCGGCTTACAACATTCAAGTAGGTGGCGGTTATGCTGTTTGGCTTACTGGCATTTCTGGGCAAAACACGGTTCTGGCGTCCTATGCAGGCGAAAGCTTTTCTGACGGACTTATCCGTAACGATTATGGTCTGGTGACGGACTTGACCGTGGACACTACGGCAGCGACGTTGACCGCAGGCGGTGCCGTGGGCGGTGCCCTGGTAAGTGCGTCCTCGACAAAAAACGTCACGCTCATCTGTAAGAATGGGCCTGAAAACGGCGGTTCTCTTCGACCGTTTTCTTACAACGGCACACTGACGAATATCTACCACAAGAACCTCACGATTCACGGTCAAGGTTTTATCGGCGGTTCAGGCAATGCCACGCTCAATTCTGGCCAGTTTTATGTGGACGGGTTTACCTACTACGGTACGTCGGACGGTAGCGGTACAGTCCCATCGGAAGCGGCTTTCTTCTTCACGGCGGATACTTGCGGTGTCTATGTAAACAATGCTGTCTTCCGCCACGAGGCCAGCCTGACAACGAATACATCATCGACATCGCTCACCATCGCGGAAACGGACGGAGCGAATTTTCAGTCGTGGAATACAGGCGCATCGACATCGACATCCAACCTGACTATCGGTTCGCCTAATGCTGGCCCCAATTACTCCTTCGCGGTATCCGGCTTGCCCACGTCCAACGTCGTTGGCTTGCCCGTCATCTTGCTCAATGGCGGCAACTACATTTATGGCACAATCGTCAGCTACAACGGAACTACGCTCGTCTTGTCGCCAATCTTGACAGGTGGCTCAGGAACATTCGCAAGCTGGACTGTTACCATCCGGGCGGTGACGATCACGACGCAGACCAATTTACCTATTTCCGTTGGCGATCCAATCATGCTGTATGGCACCAGCGATGCCGCGCCTAATCGCAACAAGGTTACGCTTGTCGGGCAAGCCGCCGTCTACAACTCTTCGACTGGCGTCTTGGCAATGGCTCCCATGGATACGGGTGTCGCCTTCACGTTGTTCAAAGCTATTGGCTGCGGCACTTGTTCATCATGGACCTTCAATAGCACAAAAAAGGCGGATTACTGTCAAGGCCGCATCATGTGGGCACAGAATTGCGAAATCAGCGACATGACCTTCAATGCCTGCCAAACGATCTTTTATTCAACGCCCATGTGGTTCGAGGCAGGTGGAACTAGCGGCGATCCCAACAAGGGAGAGAGTTTTAATTGGGAAAATAACGGCATGGAATACGTGACCAACGTGGCGGCTGCCACGAGTAACACGATCACGTTCTACGATGCCAATTACGTCACGATCAGTGCCGGGGCGACGGGAACATTCACGCTCACCTTCACTCAAGGAACTACTAGCGCCATAGCGGCTGGTGCTTCTGCATCGACAGTGCAAACAGTGGTGCAAGCGGTCCTTGGTGCCAACAATGCCGTGGTGCGTCTTTACACGAATCCGAATAGCGGCGTCCAGACATATACCATCGAATTTGCGGGGACGCTGACAGGCTCACAGACAAGCCCTACTATCGGCACTGGATCATTGACAGGTACAGGGTCAGTCACTCATGCGGCCTGGATTCATCCTTACCAGGTGATAATTACCAATGGCAAAGGCTTTGCCCAAGCTCGGTACGTCACGGGAGGCAGCGGACTTCAACTTACAGTGGACCGACCATGGACCTTGACGCCGGACCCGGCTTCATCGCGAGCCAGTGTGGGCGAAATTGCGTACCGTGTCACCGTCCATAAGTGTGCCTTGGAAGGGAACAACTATTTCCAGTTTCAGGATCAATACATTTTTTACCTTGTCCCTGCCGCAGCCAATACGGGCTTCGCGGCCTTTGTGGGTGGGTCGGACATCGTTCTACGTGACAACGACTACAGTGGTTTCATGCGGGCGATTTCGGTGAACACGGGAGGGTCTACGCTTGCATCTCCCGCCTATATGTGGACCGTCAACGGCTGCCGCTTCAATGGATGCTGCGTGGGCGTTGATTACGCTGAAAACGTTAGTACGTCGGGCAATGAAAATGGGTCCATGTTCGGGATTACATTCAACGAATGCCTATGTCCGACTAATTACAACATTATTCCAGTGACCTTGGCTCCAGCGGCATTGCGTGTCAACAACTACAACAGTACGATCCTGGCAAGCAGTTATGGCAACGGCACATTCGGAACGTCGGGACAGAACTATGGGGCACCATACGGACTTTATTCAAGCGGTTCACCTTCCGGCACCATTAACTTTTACAACACGTTGGTCTATGGGGATGATGGTGTGAATGCTGGCAGCGTATCAACAGCGAATCCTACTTCCGTGACCGTCAATGAAGGTGGAACATCGGCCTTTGATAACTTCCTACATTAAGGCAAACATGAACCGCCGTCAAAAACAGCTTGAATACCGTCGCTGGCTCGAAAGTCAGGGGCGTGCCAGCCTGCGCAGCGAGGTTACGGATGAGGAAGTTATTCGGGCTATCAAGTCAGTCCCGGAACACTTTGCGCCGATTACAGAAGTATTTTCCACCTCCGCGGTATCCAGCGACAGTGGTGGCAGCGTCACAACTCCGACAAGCGGAATTGATTCATCGACATCTGGCTTTGTTGCAGTGGCCGTATCAGATTACGCCGGGGCAAGCCTCGGCACAGTGCTAAGCAGAGACGCCCATGGGCCGACCGCTTTGACATCGTATACGGACGGGGCCAGCGTATGCCGTTCAACGATTTACTATTTCGCGAACTATTCAGGCCGAGCTAATGATTACTGGCAATACTCCGGCGGCACGACATTCCCGTCCATCGCGGTAATCGGCTTTTCGGCAGTCGTGACTTCTTCACCCTACGACAGCGGCACCAATCATGGAGCGGGTAATACAGGATTAACCAATCTACAAACCGGCAGTGCCAGTCCAAGTCAAGGCGGCGACGTTCTCTTAGCTGCATTAGCTGTCAATAGTGGTGCATCGGACACCTACACGATTGACAGCAGTTTCCACATTCAGGAGCACCAGGCCAACGTCGCCGCCAACGCGCTAGGTATCACATTCGCCTATCTCATTCAGACATCGGCCAGTGCTGTCAATCCGAAATTTTCGTGGCAGACATCGCAGGGAGCGGCAGCAACGATTGCGGCTTTCAAAGCGGCGAGTCCGCCAGCAGGCGGTACCGGCGCCCCCATCCTATCGGGCGGCATCCTTCAGTCTTCCATAGTCAGGTGGTGATCCCATGGCAGTACGATCAGGACAAACGATAAGCGTCTGTTTTACCACGCGGTCCTTTTCTACCGGTGCCAGGACCAACGCCGATTCCCTGCCCACGGGCGTCCTGTACGTCAACGGGGTCGCCAACGGCGCCACGGTGACGGTGTCCCTGACCGCCGACAGCGTAACCGGTAGTTACTACGCCAGCGTCACGCTGCCCACCTTGGCCGTGGGCGATGTCTGCTGCTTGCGCATCGCCGCCACGGTCAGTTCGGTCACCGACAACGCGATCATCTGGACCGATTCCAAGGACTTCTTCGCTGGTTGCATCCCAGATGCGGTCGCAGGCGGAAACACTGGCCTGCTGATCGCCGGTGCCAACGCGGCAGCCAGCTTCACGGGCACTTCCGGGCCAGGCATCACAGCCACCGGTTCCAGCGGATTTCCTGGGGTGGACTTCGTTGGCGGTGCCGGTGCAGCGGCGGCCTACTTCAACGGCACGTTCCAGATAACAGGCGGCATCGTGGTCACGCAATCGGGCAGCAACCTGCCGGCACTATCGCTCACGGGCAATGGCACGGGAGCCGGACTTTATGCCATCGGAGGCGCAAACGGTTCGGGTATTGTTGGCTCTGGCGGCGCGACCACGGGCAGCGGCATCTACAGCGTGGCGCAGGGAGCGGGAAATCCTGGTTTCTTGACAACGGGGGGAGCAGCCTCCGGTGGAACGGCTGCTGGCGAAGGCATCTTGGCAGCAGGCGGTGCGGCCGCAACAGGGGCAGGCAATACCGCAGCGGCAGGATTCCGCGCAATCGGTGGCCATGGAGCGGCTTCCACAAATGGATCTGGCGATGGTTTTGTTGCCCAATGCGGCATTACGGGCACCGTGAGTTTCGGCAATGGTGCAACGTTCTCCGGGACAAAAGATGTTAATCTCGGAAGCAGCGGCACGATTGTGGGAGCGAGTGTAATTGCGGCAGTGGACGCTGCTCAGTTTGGCGGTCAGACGGTGACGGCCTCGGGAGCGATAACGGCCGGAGCCTACATCGGCACGGCCTCGATTGGAGCGGCCAAGAACGATCTGATAGATCAATCGACCCTCGTAGCGGCCTTCGTTTCTGCCATGGCGACCGCTCCCGTAGGCAGCGTGGCGGCAGCAATCACGCTTCCGACCATCCCCACCGACTGGATTGCAGCGGCCGGCGTTAAAGCCGACGCCGTCACCAAGATCCAAAACGGCCTGGCCACACCCACCAACATCACGGCGGGCACGATAACCACCGTGACGACTCTGACAAACCTCCCGGCAGTGCCGACCGATTGGCTCACGGCCGCAGGAGTCAAGGCGGACGCGGTCACAAAAATTCAGTCCGGCCTGGCAACCTCCAGCGCTCTCACGACCGTCAACAGCAACGTGGTCGCCGTTCCTGCAGCCGTGGTCAGCGCCATGGCGACATCGCCTGTAGGCTCTGTGGCAAGTGCAGTCACTGTGGGCAGCATCACCGACAAGACGGGCTACAAGCTCGCTGCGGACGGCCTCGACTCCGTGACGGCAGGCGGCAACGGCACCATCAGCAAGATCATCGTCACGCAGCTCGGTAGCGCCTTCACAACACAGGGCAGCAGCGTCTTCACCGGCCAAGCCCTGGCCAACGCTCCATCAGGCGGCTCGGGTTCCGGTGCCTTTGCGGTCGAGGTCATCGTCACGAGCGACGGAAGCACGCCGATTCCTGGTGCCAACGTCCGCATCAGCGGCACGCAGCAGGCGCTGACAGCGAGCAACAGCAGCGGCGTCGCGTCCTTCAGCCTCAACGCGGGGAGCGGCCTGGTCCTCTCCGTGACCAGCCCGGGCTATCGCTACACGCCGACGACGCACACCATCGACGGTTCGGGACATTGGGATTCGACTGGTTCGGCCAACCTGACGATCACGTTGACGCTCATTCCGACGATTCAGCCAAGCACGGGTGTGGGTACAAGCAACTGCTTCTTCAACGTCTACGACGCGCAGGGGAATCTCAAGACGGGCATCAAATTCTCGGTAACGCTGGAAAGCACGGCGGACCCCACCGATGCGTACAGCACCAATCCGGTGTCCTTCACGAGCGATTCGAATGGTTTGTGTCAAGTCACTCTGGTTCAGCTTGCGACCTACAAGCTCACGGATTCGAGCGGCCTGGTGAACAAGCATTTCAAGGTGAGTGCGGCGCCGACGACGCCCTTGCCGAATATCGAGGCGGCGTTTTAGGACGGAGCGCGCGAAAGACGGGCGCCTTTAGCCTTGAGTCTTGCCCATTGATATTTCGATATGGGCTGCATGTCGCAGCGACAATTTTTTGACAGTGCCGCTATCCCTTTCTCATTTCCAATCGTAAAATAGCCCACGTTGGTTTCCACGTTGTACACAGGGCCTTCGTGATGAAAACGCTTGACGCTGACTACTTTATCAAGAAATACATGTCTGGGGTAAGCTGCGGTCAGCTGGCAAATGAAGCGGGCATAAGCCACGGGACAATGAAAAGTTTCCTCTTGAAACACAATGCTGAAATCCGACTGAAGCCGCGACGACCAATGCCTTCCGATATTGAAGAAATTGTCCGCTCCGGTCTTAACATCCAAGAAATAGCCGCCAAGTTCGGCGTCAGTCATGGAACCGTGACGAAATGGAGAAGCCAAATCGCGATCGGAAAACGCGACAAAGTTTTCCTTTCCGATAACGAATTGTGCGCTCTTTATAGAGACAGCCACATGTCCGAGAACGCCTTGGCAATTAAATTCGGCACCAGTCGTCGGACTATAAGAAGGCGATTGCTCCGGATGGGAATAACTGCCCGCAACCAGTCCGAGTCCGAATCCCTCAAGTGGTCCATGATGACGCAAGATCAACGGCTTCGCCAAGTCCACGCTGCTCATGCGTCCGTCAAGGGCAGATTCGAGAGCGACGTTATCGAGTGGCTTCGCGCGATGCAGATACCTTGCCAGCAGTCCGTTGCGGTTGGTCCTTATTTCGTGGACATCGCTCTTGATGAATTCCCCATCGCCGTGGAAATCGAGACGCGACACGGGTTTACTATCAAGTCCAGGAGGAAGAGAATCGAATACATCCTCGATCAGGGCTGGTGCCTGATCTATGTTACAGTCCGCCAGAAAATGATTTTGATTAAAGTGGGACCACGTCTTCATACCCTTCTGGAGATGGCACGCCGCCGTGAGACGATCTTCGGTAAATATGGGGTGATTTCGAGTGACAGTAAAAAGAACCCCGCTCGCCATTTTCACTTCAAAGGCATCCCCCGAATACCAGGATTTTGACATCGCCCTAATGTTGCCGTGTACTTGGTTTCCCGGAAGAACGCAGTTGCAAACGTCGCGGGCTTCTCGGCCTCGCACGTCGGCAAAAAGGACATCGCGAGAAAAGTATTTGCCGAACCATCGGCGGTGATCAGGTTTATGAGGCAAAGGCCCGTGCCGTTCGCGCCCATCTTGTACGCCAAGAAAACGCCAACATGGAAACGTGTCGCGTAAATCTGGATCAAGAAACTCCTCTTGCATGGAGTGACGGTAAATTTCGCCAACGTTGGTCCTGACGACCATCTCGGCGTAACCTTCTCCCGGCGTGACGCCAGCCTTCTCAAGAATCCTTTGGATCTTTAACCGTCCCTTTCGTGGCGCCTCGCCGCTTGCCACAAGGTCCGCAATAACCTTTTGGCACTTCTTCAAGATCGTCGTGGAACTCGCTTCGGACATCGTGAAAGCGGTTCGATACATTCGTGGTCCAAAATGCTCTGGATCAATCCCCAGCCTCGGCACGAGCTTCCTGAAATACTCCAGCGCATCCATCGGCGCCAGCGGCTTGATTGCCGTCGTCGCGAAGCATGACCAGTCGGTAAGTTCATCCTCGGAATATTGCTCGGCCTTTGCCGCTCGCAACCGGATGCGCGAGCGCCCGAGCAGGTCTGCCATTGCAGCGGCCTTGGCGAAAACCTCTTGTAACTCGCACAGCTCATCGAAGTCAAAGAAGCGTCCCGAGCGCCTGAGGAAAGCGGCCGGGCCGCGGCGCATGGCACGGGCGAGGGCTTTTGTGGATAGGCGAGCGAGGGTGGCGGCGCCTTCCTTTTGGGCGGCGCTCATCAGGGATTCGATTTTGTCGCCGTCCTGTCCGCCGACTGCGATTTGTTCAGAGAATTGGCAGAGTTCCGACAGACGGGCGAGTTCGCCGCCGTCATTGAGAAGTGCGTCCAAATGATCGTCGTAGTCGGCAAGAGATGCCAGCACGTTGCGATCGGCATCGGGCTCGAGCATGGCCACGGCGAGCGCCGAAAGATTGCTCACTTCAGCAAATCCTCCATCGTGACGCCCACGGCTCTACTGAACCGTCTGAGCATGGAAATCCGTGGATCCTCGGTGCGCGAAAGAAAACGCCACGCAGCCTTGCGCGCCGTGTCGGCCTCGTAACCCATGCGCAAGCCTATTTCTTCGAGCGTGAGCGACGAGCGCATGTAGAGGTCGCGGATCCTCGCCATCGAAGGATCTAGCATCGAAATAAGCTCTTGTGTCTCATGCCACAAAGTCTACCGAAGGTAGACGTTTTCCACCAGTGTCGTTGCAAGTATACGGCGCGCGGGCTACCGTTAGAAGCAAATGCGAGGCTTCTCGGTCAAAAATATCGAGCTATTCCAGGCCGGAACCCGCAAGGGCCGGGAATACACCGAGCAGGACATCGATGACATCATTCGCAACTTCCGGCAATTCTCTTCAGGCCCCAAGGCAATTTTCATTCCTGCTGGCAAAATCGGACACGAGGAAGGTCAGGAGTTCACCGGCGTCCCGCGCATCGGCAACGTCACGGATGTCTGGAAGGCAATCGTGCCGTGCAAATGGTGCGACCATAGCGGCCAGATGGAGATTTACGGTCGCAAGCAGCCATGCCCGTGCTGTTATGGCCGAGGCAAGCGCGTGGTGCTCGCCGGCGATGTCCAGGGCGTGCCCAAAAAAATCGCGCACTGCATCGAAAAGGGCCTTTACGACGACGTTTCCGCCGAAATCTACGATGAAAACGCGCCACCGGAGGGCGTTCCTGCCAAGGGGAAAATGTTGCGTGCCGTCTCCTTTCAAGGGGGTGAGCTCGCCCAGGTCAAGTCTCTCGACAACTACCTTGAAGCGACCGATTACAGCGAGTTCGGCGAGGTCACTTCCAATATCCAGCTTTACCGCACGGTGCGCATCACCAAAAACAAGGGATTTCACCGTGTTTTCAGTGAGGTACATCCCATGCCGCTGAAAGAAGGCTCGAGCCGCGCCGTTGTGGGACAAAACATCAAAACCGAAATGGAACACGGCAAGCCGCAGAAACAGGCCGTTGCGATTGCCCTCGATAAAGCCGGCCTGTCCAACAAACACGCGGAGGATGCAATGGGCCGCGACGAACTTATCAAACAACTTGTCGATTGTGGCGTGTCGGCTCAGGATGTCGAGTCCCTTGACGACAATACGCTGCAACTTGTGGCCCGCATCGTCGGGCAACTCAAGGGAGGCGGCGGCGAACCCGAAGGCGATGAGGTCGCCATGGCGCACCAGTACGCCTCGGGCAAGATGAGCGAGGTCGATCCGATCGGCGGGGGCAACGTCGATCCCATCCCTACCGAGCAAATCGCGTCGATGGAAAAGCTCGCGGAGCACTGTGCCCGCATGCGCGAGTACGGCCACAAGCGCTTCGGCGGCAAGTTTGCCGAGGTCCTCGACAACCAGACCGTCTCGGGCATCACGCACGAGCGGGAAATCCCCAAGGTGGGCGACGAATACAACGCCACCAAGGGCCTTGACACAAAGGAGACTGCCGTGGGCGATCACCTGGCGCAGCATTCGGAGGCGACCAAATTTTCGGAGGCCGTGCGCCGCGAAGTGTCGCGCGTGTTGAGACCGATGATCAATGAGGTCAAGGCATCCAAGAAGTTCGTGAATGACTTCGTGGAGGAAACCAGGCGCGAAACGATCCAGAAGTTTGCCGAAAACGCCGTCCGCACCGGGCACCTGGACCCGTCCGAGCTCGACCGTCCGGGCGGGCGCCCGAACATCGTGGACATCCTCATGCGCTGCGACGCGACCACGCCGATTCACACGTTTGCCGAGCGCGGCAAGGTGGTCAACATGAGCGAGCTTGACGTGCAAAAGGCGCTCATCATGGCCCGCCGGCCGCGCAGCAATGCCGAAAAGGTCAGGGCCGGCGAGAATGGCAAGATGCCGGACCCGGGCGCGGTCACGGATGATGAGAAGATGGAACTGACGAGTATGTTCCAGCGCTTCTCGGAAGCGTTCTCCCGCCAGCCGCGCGCGGACGGCAAGAAGATGACCGCCGATGACCTAATCACGACCTACGCGGAGGCCAAGAAGCGGTCGCCGCATTTGACGCCGCGCACGATGTACCCGGAACTGGCAGCGTAAAACGGAGTTCTTTTTCGACAATCGCTCTGGGGGTCGCTCCCCAGCTTCGGCAACCCTGGCCGACAGCGCGACAACAAAGACACAGGGGCTCGACGGATAGCGGGAGGAAAACGCCACTCATGGCCAATACCACAGGCGGAAACAAGGTAGTCTTTGCCCCGTTCTCTGCCGAGCCCGGGCTGAATATTCCGGCCGCAATCCCGGCCTCAGCGACCACGTTCTATTCCGGACAGGCCGTCGGGCGCAACAAGGACGGCAACATGGTCCAGATGGACGATACGGCGAAGGCCGAATTTATCGGCATTCTCAAGCGCATCAACCGTGTCACCGTCAATACCACGGACAGCGTGAGCGTCAATGGTGTCTCGGGTGACAAGGAGTTCAAGATCGAGCGTCCGCCCGTGTTCACGGCCCTCATCGCGACGCTCGGCTCCGTCGGTGGCCAGGAAGGTCAAAAAGTCTGGTGGCTTTACAACAATCAGGTGTCGCTCACGCCGGGAACCAGCGCCAACTTCGCCGGCACCATCATCCACGTCAAGGACTCGACCCATGTGACGGTCCTAGCGCCGTGGATGGGCCGGACGTCGGGTGGCAACCTCCAGGGCATGATCTCCGCAGCGGCTGCTGCTGGCACGACGCTCACGAAGTTTGACGTCAACAAGATGGTCCTCTTGCCGCTCACGTCGAGCGAGGCAATCACGCTGCCCGCAGCCAATGCCGTATCGCCGGGCGACGAGTTTGTCTTCATCAATACCAGCGCGAACACGTCCACGCCGACGATCACGCCGGCCGGTTCGGACAAGATCAACGGCGCCAGCAGCTATGCCATGTCCACGGCTCAGTACGCCAAGATCACCGTGACCTCGGACGGCGTTTCGAACTGGTACGTGGCGGCTGGCAACACGGGCGGAACGCTCGGCAGCACGACGTTCACGGGGAACGTCGCCGTCAATAGCGCCACCTTGACCGTGACGGACAACTCGGCAAACAGCTTCTCCGTGGGCCAGAACGGTTCCACCAATCCCGCTTTCAATGTCGATGCCTCGACTAGCTCCTCGATTACAGGCGTGACTATCGCATCAGCCGCGAGTGGCTCAGGCGTGACCTTGAGCACGACTGGCGGAACGAACGAGACGCTTTACGTTGCTCCCAAGGGATCGGGCAGCGTCATCGTCACCACCACGGGCGCAACCGGCTTCGAAGTAGGCCCCAACGGCGCCACCAATCCGACATTCAAGGTTGTCTGTAGCGTTGGCTCCGAGGCGGGCGGACTCTCCGTGACGGGCGGCACCGACAACAATGGTGTGGCCCTGGCCGCGATCGGCAGCAACACGAACGAGCCACTCAAGCTGGACGGCAAGGGTTCCGGCCTGATTTCCATCGGGACCTCATCGACAGGCGGCGCGATTCTGCGAACGAAATCGACAACCATCGCCGCCGGCAGCACGGCCATCAATAACGCCAATGCAGTAGACGAGGGCTTCTACTACGTGACCGGTGCCGACAATACAGCGGCGATCATCCTACCGGCCTCAGTGGCAGGCAAGGTTGTCACGGTGAAAAACACGGTGGCAACGGCCATCCTGCCAATCTTCCCTCCGGTCAACAGCCAGATCAACGCGAAGGGAATTAATAATGCGTACAACATACCCAATGCCGGAGTACGCACATTCAGATGTGTGAGCACCACGCTCTGGTACACTGACCCGGAGACTATCGTTTAATCTTTCGCTTGCGACGGCTTGGATTGGCCGGAGAAAGGACTTCTTCAATAGGCCAGTGGCACTTGAGACGGTAGTAAATCGTCAGGACGTTGATACTTAAAAGTTCTGCCCATTCCGTAAGGCACAAGGTTTTTCCATGAAGAGTCAGCAGTCGATTGGTGCGAGTGTTCCGCGACTGAGCGGACCTAGTCGCCCATCGGCAATTCATGGTCCAGCCATTCGCGCGGCATTGGTCGCATCGTCCGCAGGAATAATGGCCATCGTTATCTTTGCGATCCTGAGTGTATCGGGAAGATGGACGTGGTCCGAGATCAGCAAACCATGCGTCAAAAGATTCGTCCCAGCGCTGACAAACTTGAATGCCGCGACCGCTGTACTGGGGATACCTGGCAGCAGCGTCCTTGCGACACCGTTGGCGCATCGTTCGCCAGATTTTGTGTTCTGGCATGTCCCCTTTGCCGTGGGTTCTGATCTTGATGACGCTAAGATAATTGGCAGCCATGACATGGACCTCCTCGAAGGTTCTGCACTGGTTAGAGCCGACACGATGTTTACGCATCGCGCCGGCTCGGTCATTTTAGCCGGAAAGAGGGCTGAATGACCACCAAAACGTTCATAGATCGGCGTGAGCGCGACCTGGACAAAGCCCTTCGTATTGACGGCTGGCTGACCAGGAGCGAGGCGGGTACGCTCTATGAATTGGCGCGACAGTCGGACGGTCCCATTGTGGAAATCGGCTCTTACCAGGGCCGCTCGACGGCCGCGCTGGCACTCGGAAGCCAGGCCGGCAATCATCATCCCGTTTTTGCCGTGGATCCGTTCATCGGCGCCCAGGAAGGTGCGTTCAAGACCTCTCTCGGTAATCCGGCCAGGCCATGCTCGCCGACGCTGATGCGCGAGAACCTGGACAATGCGGGCGTCAACGGCCTGGTGCGTATTGTGCCGAAGACGAGCCAAGATGCGCTGGCCGATATTCCCGACGAGTGCTCGCTGCTTTTCATTGATGGCAGCCACCGCTATGAGGACGTCTGCCGGGACATTGATCTTTACCTGGGCCGAGTGAAGATCGGCGGACACGTCATGTTCCACGACGTCATGCCATCCGACGCCGGTGTGGTCCGCGCCTTTGATGAAAAGATCATGACCAGGCCGCATGAGCTGCGCATTCTCGGGCGCGTCGATACGGCCATGGTCGTGCGCCGCTGCAAGGCCATCGAACGCAGCCGCATCTTTCTCGCTTGCCCTGGAAGAAGCTGGGGCTGGGGAACGATCACGCAAGGGATCATGCAGGCCTCGCTGGGTGCTCACGAAATTCGCCTTCCCGAAAGTTGCGGTGAGACTGGTTGGGACGACTTCAACGCTCTCTGGGCCGCTGCCCTCAATCAGATGGAGGCTGGAGAGGTCACGCATTGGGTGATGTGCCACTCGGACGTGGTGCCGCCTCCCGGCTACGTGGACGTTCTCAGGGACGAACTCGAAGATTCGGGCGCCGACATGGTATCAACGCCCATGGCGCTCAAGGACGGACGCGGCGTGCTCAGTTGCGGCATCGGCGATCTGCGTAACCCATGGGGAGCCTTCCGTCGCCTGACCAACCGTGAATTGCCTTTGCTGCCGCCACGCTTCGACATGGCCGATGTTGCCCGGGTATTTCTGGCCGAGGGCCCGGGCAAAACGCTTCAGGAGGAAGGCAATGCCTACCTCTTGCACAATACGGGCCTGTGGATTTGCGACCTGCGCCGGCCTGTCTTTCGCGAGACGCGCCCGGACGGCTCACTCGCGGCCTGGTTTGACTTCCCGACGCGCGTTATCCGCGGGGAAGACGGACTTTGGCAGAAAGGCCGCGAAAGCGAGGACTGGTTCTTCTCGCGGCAACTGCACAAGCTCGGCGCCAAGACCTGTATCACGCGCCGCCTGCAGGCCGACCATTATGGGCTCAAGGCGTATAGCACGCACCCGGACCATGGCAGCTTCCGCAACGGCGATGAGGACACGGCACCCAACTGGAGATCGTAAATGGACGTGCAGAATATGGAAATCAGTTCCGCCGCTCTCTTCGAGCGCATCGGGCGCCAGCAGATTCACATTGAACTGTTGCAGAAGCAGGTCGCGGACCTGAACGACAAGGTCATCCAGTTGCTTCACGAAAAGCGGACCACCGATCCTCTGGACCGCAACGGCGTGCTACCGGACCGTGCCGAAGTGACCGAGGGGTAAAATGCCGGTTGATCGTGATCAGCTTGAAAGGCGTCTTGCCGTACTCGAGGTCCAGCGCCGCGAGGCGGAAAAGTCGCTCTGTACGATCGAAGGCGCGATCAGCCTGTGCCGGGAGTTGCTGGACATGGCACCAAAAACCTCGGTGCCCGACGAGTCAAAGGAAGTGCCGGAACGCTCGACCGATGTGTCGCCGGCAAGAGCAAAGGTTTACCAGGGCGGTAAGCGTATCGCCTGAAGGCGCAAGTTCGCGGTGGGGGTCGCTCCCCTTAACTGGACACTATCCGACCAGCGCCGCGAGCGTTTAAGGTTTTCGGGGCCGCAGGGTAGGCGGCGGGAATACGCACAATGTCTCTCGATCAACAAGTAAGCGTCTTGACCGCCGCTCTCAAGACTCAGTTCGAACAAGCGATGGTCCAGATCGCGGAGCCGGTCAAGTACCAAAAATTCACCACCAAGCTACCCAGCACGACCCGCATCGAAAACCACGGCCTGTTCACGCTGGTGCCTGGCTTCCAGCTATGGTCCGGCTACCGAACATACGGCGACATCGACTCGTTCATCTATTCGGTGATGAATGAGGTCTACCACTCCGAGTTCATGGCGACCCTGGAGGACGTGGAAGACGAGCAGACGGGCGGGCTCCTCCGTAAGCCGGCGCAGCTCGTCGAGAAGGGCAAAATCTTCCCAAGCCGCATGGTGATGAAGGCTCTCGCCGCCGGTACTGGCACCCTGGCATTCGATGGGCTGGACTTTATCGCAACGGGTGTGCGCACCTCGACGGCATCGGGTTACGGAGTCGGTGACAACCTTCTCACGACAAAAACCTGCGCGTCGGGAGACGGCAAGAGCCTGGCCCTCTACGGCATGTATTGCCGTCCTGATCTCAAGCCGCTCATCTGGCAGGACCGCACGCCGGTCGAGTTCCACACCAACAGCGGGACGCCGGATATGTGGGAAAGCCGCCAAGTACGCTGGTGGGCCGACCTGCGCGGTGCCGCCGCGTATGGCTTCTGGTTCGATGTTGTCAAACAACCCATCACGAACACGCCGAACATCACGGAGATGTTCGACATCCTACAGAACATCGAAAACGCCATGCGGTCCTTCACGCTCCCCAAGACGGCGAGCACGGAAGACGGCGAGTACGTCCACGAGCAAGTGGAGTTCACCGCCGAGAATTTCATGTACGCCGGCTCGGTGCCCCTGGCACCATTGCTGCGTCAGATTCTCAACCAGGAATGGATCCCGCAGGCGGGCATCGGCGCGACCGGAGGGGGCACGGGGACCACGGCGGGGACGACTAACTTGTGGAAAGGTTGTGGGGATTATGTCGTAAGTAACTTCTTATAAGAGAAGTTACGGTATATGACTCCAAGTGTGTCGGTAAACGACATGTGCGACCGTTGCGAGGCTTAAATTAAGACGCCTTGCTATACGAAGTGGGCCGAAACCTTGAGAATGCAAATCGCGAATGTGGCGCACAATCTGCTCCGTCAAAACGGCAGAACCATTCTTCTCACCGCGTGTATCGCCGTGAGCATCGCGTCCCTTATTGACCATGTCCCTTGCATTGTCAACGTAATCGCCAAGGAACAAATGGGCCACGCGGACGCATCTCGCTTGATCGCATTTGTGACAAACGAGAACGCCAATCTCAATGGGTCCATGCTCCAGTTGCCATGCGACCCGATGAGCCGGCAACACCTGCCCATTCTTGCCTCCCTCGGCAATCTTGCCATACGGCCACTTGCCTCGATAAACGGCCCCCGTCCAAATCCAGCACGGCCCCAATTCCGGACAATGCTCAGGAATCGGGCCGTTTTTATCAACCTTCTTCCAAAAGCGATCGGCCAGCGATTGCCGCTTGTAAGGCCCCTTGACGTAAACCTTTTGTTGTCTTCGAGAGACACCAGCGATATTCTGACGGGACATGATCGGACCTCCTTGACAGGTTCGTTTGTGTCGCGCCTCGGGGTGCACCAACACCGCCGGGGCTTGCTTTATCTTATGTGAAAGCGCGGTGCCTTCCATGCCAGGACTTGTGACCGTCACGCCATCCGTTCCCGTCGTCAAGGCTGGCCCCAGCAAATACGACGAGGGCAAGCTGGCCGAAATCAAGGCACGGCTGAAAAAAACCAATGACTACCTGCGCAAGCACGCCAATCATCGCAAGGTCAAAGTCACGACCAGGCGCGAGACACGTCACTCGCACGCCGACATCCGCAGGCACGATGACATGACGTGCGTGCAATGCGGTGCGTGCTATATCTGGATCGGCAACCTCGGCTTTGTGTGCAAGCAGTGCGGACTCCCGCGTGACCTGCCCCTGGAAAGACCTTTGCGCAAGAGCCGCAGTCGCGTAACGCTCATTGCCGTCAACCCGCGCTTCGCGGTCACGATGGAAGATTTCGTCCCTGCCCAGCAAGCGACGACGCCGCCAGCGCAGGAGGCGCCGCAGCGCAAGAAAGCCAAGTAACCATGCCTTTGCCAGTCGGATTCGTGACGCAGCAACAGGTCTATGACCAGTTGCACGACATTCTCCAGCGAGCGCGCTGCGAGGCTGGCGAGCTCAAGGCGTTCTGGCAAAGCATCACCGGTGCCGCCACGGGCGCCGCCCTCGGCGACATCTACTCGGCACTGACCATGCGAGGCTACTCGGTGGATCAGATCGCCCAGTGGGATCGCGGGGCCGAATTTCAAATGGCGATTGCCATCTGGTGGTGCCTGGAACATGGCTTGCTGATGGACACGGCGAGCTACAATCCTTCAGCGCTCGATGAATGGCGCCTGGATAGGCGCTGGGAGCTTTACAAGACCGAGCGCGGCCCGGGAGTGACCTTCACGATCAACGGCGCCTTTGTGGACCCGAAGCTGCTCGTTGGCCAGGCCGTGAGCGGCACCTATGACACGAGCAACGACGAATTTGTCTACTGCCCTCGCAATACCGGCAGAGCGATGAGGCTGTAATGGCCAAGACCGTCCTCGACCTTTCGAAGTTCGCAACCATGCTGGAGCGTGCCGTCTCTGGCAAGATCGATTACCGTCCCTTGCTCAAGACGATACGAGTGATCCTGGTTTCGGGCGTCCGAGGATTTTTTGACCAGAGCAGAGATCCGGAGGGTGTCCCCTGGAAGCCTCTCAAAAGGCCTCGCTACCGTCCGCTGCGTCGCGGCCAGAAGCACCGCAAGCGCAAGAGCCCGCTGGGTATCGACAAGCCCCTTGTCGATACCGGAACGCTGATGCGCAGCGTCACGGCGGGCGGTCGCGGCAAAGTGGAAGAGATGACGGACACGAGCATCACCCTCGGCAGCAACCTCATTTACGCGGGCGTCCACAACTACGGCTACCCGCCCAAGAACATTCCGCAGCGCCAATTTTTGGGCATCTCGGACGAAATGGAAACGGAGATTGAGGAGGCGACGGCGGACTTCGTGGCGGAACAAATCGCCAGGAGCCTCAGCAGGTGACGACCGAACTGAAAACCTGGGAGATCGCCGAGGCGGCAAAGCAGCTCATTATTGGGCGCATCAAGAAGCTCGACCTTGGCTGGGACGTAGCGGATCAGACGGACGCCGACGGGAACCTGATTAACGTCCAGTATCCGTGCATCCTGGTTATCATGGCCGACATGGCCGACAGGGCCCTTGAAGGTGACAGCACGCTCAAGCAATGGATGTTCCCGGTCGGAATCGTGCTGATTGATAACGCCACGCGAAAGCTTGCCGACCCGAAGACCGAGGGGAGCTTCCTGAACAAGCGCTTTAAGCTGATGGATGCTTTCCACCAAAAGAAGATCCTCAGCGACGACAGCAAGATCGGTGCGGCGGTGACGGTCGAAACCAGAAACGTGTTCGACACGCGCCAGCCGCCTTTCCAGGGGATTCGCAGCCAGTTCATTATCTGGTGCGAAATGTGGACGCCGCGTAACCCTCCGAGCGTGTTCGATTATTCGAGGAATGCAACGCCATGATCCAGGAACTCCTTCGCAAAGCGGCATCGGTGCGGGCCTTCCGGCACATCCGGCACAATTTCCACAAGGCGATTGTGATGCACCCTGTCTGCTGGATGCACCAGGATCCGCCCACGGACGAGGAAGTGATCCAGGCTATCAAGAGTGTGCCCTGCCATCACTCCTTCACCGACCTGTCGGTCACGGCAACGAGCGTGCTTCCCTACAACACGGCTCCCAATGTATCCGCCCTGCAAACCAACGTGATCATCGGCGAAACGTCGATGACGGCCGGCCAGGTCTGCTATCAAAACTCGACCGACAAGAAGATGTATAAGGCGTTCGCCGCGGGAACGGCGGCTCAGGCCAACGTCCTCGGGTGGCTGATGAGTGGCGGCGCCATCAATCAGGTGACGAGCTACGTGAAGGGCGGGCAGTTTTACCCGGGCGCGACGCTCACGGTCGCCGGCGAGTATTTCCTGTCCCCGAACGCTGGCAACTATGGACAGAAGCAGACCGATCTGGCGGCCACCAACTACGCCGTGCGTCTGGGCTATGCGATCAGCGCGAGCCTCTTCCAAATCGACATCAAGAACTACGGACCCATGCCGTGAGGTAGCGTGCGATGTTTTGGAAATGGCTATTTGAAAGATTGCAGGAGCGGGCGCGTAAAGCCAGGCGCTCGCGCCGTCACACGCCCCGCGTCTTTTCCATGCGCAACCCCACCGATGAAGAGGTCATCGAGGCGATCAAGACCGTCCCGGCTCACTACCTGCAACCCCCGGTCGTCATGGGCTGGCAGTCCGAGCTTGACATCTGGCTCGGGTTTAACAGCGTTCTTGGCGTCACGGGCGTGCAAACCAGTTTCGGCGTGCGCGGCGGTTCCATCGAGTTCACGTCGAACCTTCAAGAGTGCGGCGACAGCATCACCGGCATTTACGAGGCGCACAAGGCTGGCCGTCTTGTCCTGAACGCGACCGCCGATTTCTACGAGAAATACAACGTTCCTTCGTTCGGCGTGTCAGGGTTCGCCATTGGCCCCGGCGTCGAGCTCTACGTCGCCTTCTATCCGAACGGCGTGAGCGGCAACGCCGATCCGGTCAAGGATCCTTACCTTGTGCCGTCGTTCATCTGCGCCAGCGGCCGGCTGACGTGGAACGTGGACGGCAAGCTCGAAGGATCGTTCAGCGGCAAGAGTAATGGCCCGTGGTTCATGCCGAACAATTAAAGCATGTCGGACCTGCAAACAGCACTGATCGAGTATCGTCAGAAGTTCAACGGCGTCGAGTACATCCTGACGCCGCCTGGCTATGACACGCAGCGGCAGCATTTGAGCTACTGGCGGGACCAGTCGATCAAGGATTGCGTCGCCAGCAAGGCCAGCTACGGCAATGATTACCGCATGATCCTTGCCGAGATTTCGCGCCGCAGCCGCTACCAGTGGGCCTCCGCGGCGTGGCTCGAGTTTGTCCAGTCGGAAGAGGGCGCCCTTGAGCTCGTCTTTCTTGTTTTGCAGCAGCGGCACCAGCGCCTCGAGCGTCCCACGCTGGCCGAGGGAAAACTTGTAGGACCGCTCATTGATTTGGTCGGAGCGCCGCGTCCTTCTGACTTCGTCGTGCCCAACGTTCCCGGCATCCTGGAGATCGAGGATGCGTCGATTCAGACCATGGGCCAGGCTCTTGTCAGCAAGATACTGGAAATGATATACCGCCCAAACTCCCCTCGCCCGCCTCTGGGCCAGGAGACGGGCGAGAAGTCGGACTCCTCGAAATCTTCGCCCGGCTAGAATTGCGGGGCTGGACAAAAGAACGGATACTGGCCGAGGATCCGTGGTGGATACGCAACATAACCTTTTGGCCTCAAGACGAGCACGGCAATCTGCTCCCGAGGCCAATAGAGACAATCGACACGGCGATGCCAAGCGAATTTGACCGATTCGCGGTACGCTTCCGACAGCGCGGCTATGACGACTGGCTGATCGAGCAGTTGTGGAAACAAATGCAAAAGGCGCGAGACGATGCCAGGAAGAGCGCTCCAAACAACCCGGCAAGTGGTCGTCGCCGTCCAGATCAAACCGCAAGTTGACCCGTCTGATCTTTCCAAGGTCCGCGACCAGTTAAACAGCAGCTTCCGCACGCTCGCCTTTGGCGCAGGCGCCGGCGGTGTCGCGCTCGGCGGCTTCGCAGCGGCAGCTTCACCGGCGGCAGTAGCGACGCTGGCCGGTTCCATACGCCTCGCGGCGGGCGAGATCGGCATCATGCTCATCCCCGCCGTCATTGCCGTCAGCCGCGTCATGCAGGGGCTCGCGTCCGGCATTCGCTTCATCAATGACATTGCGGGCGGCTTTATCGGACGTGCGGCGGCTCTTATCGCCGTACCGCTCACGTTCGTTGCGCTCGGAGCGGCGGCAGTCGGCGCTGTGAAATGGATATGGAGCATGGCCACGGCGGCAGCGCAGGCAGCAGCCGCGTTGACCGGACTGGCGCTGAGAACCGGCGTCAGCGCAGCCGTGGGCGCAGGTGGAACCGCCCTGGTCGCAGGCGCCGCGGGAGGCGCAGGCGCCGCGGGTGCGGCGGGCGCTTTCGGCATCATGGGTTTATCGACTCTTGGCAAGGTCGCTACGGGTGTGGCGGGCGCTGGCGTTCTCATAGGGACCGCAACCGGAGGACGGACGGGTGGCGGGATAACCGGTGCCTCTATCGGCGGCTGGATAGGCGGCGCGATCGGCAGCTTGCTTCCCGGCATCGGCACCGCAATAGGAGTCTCTGTAGGCGCAGCTCTGGGCGGCACCCTCGGCGCGTACCTGGGCGGCCCCAGCGCTGCTCCAAAGCTCGGCTTTGACTTCCAGGGACAGCGCATGATGGTGGAAGACCTGGACGCCTGGATTCAACACCAGGCCATTCGCGATCCTCTGCAACAGGAAACCGCCAACATGCAGGCGCGGGCCATGGAGGCTCTCGCCAAGGCCGTTGGCTACCTCAGTGACCGCATCGGCGATAATGCGTCCTTCTGGAAATCGGGTAACTAAATGGCAGCGGGACCTGTCTACAGCTTTTCACCGTTGCTCATTACCGGTTCTGGCCGCGCCACCTCATCGCGCATTACGCAGGTGCGCGAGTCCACCGAAACCAACCGGCCATCACCCAAGTTCTCGATTGGCCTCAAGGAAGGGCGCGGCAAGTCCGAATATCGCATCAAGTGGGACATCGATGGATTGAATATTCCCCAGGCCTGGCGCGACTTCGTGGGCTACACGGAAAGCAACCTTGACTCCGTCGGCGCGGTTTACGGTCTCAATCGCGTGATTCCTTATCCGCATCCGAGCGCGCCAAATTATCTGTACGCCGATGGCATCCCCGACATCGAGGGCGACGTCCCTGACGGCTCGCCAGCGCAAGACATCAACGACGTGGCCAAGTACCAGGAAGCCAAGCTGGGTGTCACGTTCTCGACCAGGCCCTACGTCATCCTGGCAAGCGGCATCGCCGATGAGTCGCTGCTTCAGCAATACGTGATGATCAAATGCAACACGACGACCGTTGCGGAAACGCTGCCTTCCGCGACATCGTTCTATTGGGCGGGCACGGACGTTGCCGTGGCGAACGCGCGCACGGTCCTGATAACCGAGGGCGAAGTCGAGATGACGTGGTTTCAAATACCCGTCGAGGCGATCCCGTGGTCAGCGATTGCAGCTTGCGTCGGCAAGTGCGACGCCGCTGTCAATCCGCTGGGCGTTTCCAGCCGCTTTGATTTTGCTCTCAATACGTACTTGGGGCCACTATTCCCCTTTAACTTGCTTGGTCCGCTTGTAGCCGCACCAAATGGCGGGCGCTCGGATGCTATCTTTATCTGCCTCTCACCGAAGATCGGCGACCCATACCCGATGGTGACGGGCGAGTATGCGTGCGACATCATGTATCGGTTCAAAGTCAAGCCGCAGGGGGCGAATTTCTTTTACCGCTGGGAAACGGGCCAGTTTGAGCGGGCCATCAAAACGAAGGTGGTTCCCGGACCAAATGCGCCCAATCTTCCCGCCGATAACAATGGGCTCAACAAACGCGGGTTTTACCAGCCCGCTCGCCTGCAGACGCTTTTCTATGGAGCGTAATGGAAAACTATGCCGATCTTACTCGCCGCCTGAATCGCGACGCGGTCGCCAACCTCAACGCAATGCGCGATCGGCTGGAGGCGCTGTCGGCTATGGGTGGCGGCTCGGCTCCCAACGAGGAGATGACGCCACGCCATCCGGAGCGCGTGCGAGCCTTCGCGCGCGTGACGGGCAGGGATGATCTGTCCACCGGCTCTCTCCCCGCCTACACGGTGCAAATCCTATGGATGATTGACACATCCCAGGCCAATTTGCTTTCTCCCTACACGCCGCCAATCTTGCGTCCCGTCATGTTTGTCGATCAGCCCGCGAACAACACCAGCACCGCCAGCGTACCCGCTTACGAAATAAGCGGCAATTACGCGGTCCCCATCGACGGGGCCGCCGTGGTCGAAATCTGGCCTGGACCCGGTCCTTGCTATTTCTTTGTCTACAACCCATGGCTGCGCGTCGTTCTGCTTGGCGATGAGGATCCTGACACGCCAGGAAGCTACGATTGGCTCGAGCAATATCCTGGCGCAAACGGCACGTTCCACGCGGCCCCCAATGGCCTGTCCGGCACGTACAGCGCCAACCCGGCCACGGAACTCAACAACGTGACCGGTCTTTCCGACACGTATCAGATTATCTACCGGGCCTATACGTCAGGCGCGCCTCAGGTCATCATCGGCTACAAGACGGACGGCGACGGCGTGGCGACCAATTCCCAGCAAACGCTGATCCTGCCGACAAACGCCCTGGGCGGCACCTTCACGCTTACCTTCAATACCGCCGATACCAATCAGAATGAGCAAGCCAACGAGCAGACGACGGCCGCTCTCAACTACAACGCCTCGGCGTCGGACATCGCGAGCGCCCTGGAGGCGCTGACCAATGTATCCTTTGCCATCAACGTGACCGGCTCTGGCGTCGCCACGGACCCTTATCTCATCACATTCGACGATCCGGGCTTCGCCAACTTCCCCTTGTTGCGTGCCGACTCGACGCTCTTGCAGAACGACCAGGAGTGGCTTTTTAGCGCTGGTTCGGCGGCGTACGACGACGACAAGAACATCAAGCTCATCCCCGAGTCCTACGGCGAGACGGACGTCAGCCCCGGCTACTACAAGGCCGAGCTCTACGACCGCAACCAGCAGCCGCTGGGCATCGAGGTCCGGGTCTATGACGAAAACGACGAGACGCTGGAGCCTGGCCTGTTCTACCGCGCCTGGATCACCGATTACACGATTGACGGCATGACGACCTATTACACCAACGTCTTTGCCGGTGGCGGCGACTGCGGGGCCGGCTGTCCAGGGTGGGAAGGGGCGTTCACCGACATTACCACCGGGCCCTATCTGGCCGACCCGAGCTTCGATAGCGCAGCTTGCGCCCTGAGCGCGACGGGCAAGTACCTGCACTCGCATCTGCCCGCTGGCTCCACCATGGTCCTCGACACCAGCCCATGAAATCCCGCCGAGCGCGACAAGCCGAGTACAAGGCATGGAAGATCGCCTACGGTACGCATCTGGGCCACAGGCACGACAATGGTCGCTGGCGCACGATACAGGATTGGCCATCGGACGATGAAGTGGACCAAGCGATACGCAGCGTGCCCGCCCACTTCACGGATCTCAAATGGGTTTTCAACTGCCCCTGTTGCACCGGCCTGACCAATGTCCCTTGCGGCTGTCCTTATGTGCCGAGCCCGCTTCAGGCTGTTTGCAAGAGCGTCTACACCTGCCAAATTTTTCCATCTTACCCGCCGCCCTGCATACCGACCACGAGCCCCAGCGTAGGCTGCACCGTCTGGTGGGCCAATGGCGATCCGTTGACCAACCACAATGATTTCGTGCATACGTTCGTCGGTAATGCGGTCCCATTGACCTACATCAGCAACGGGGTAAGCCCATTTCCTGCCAACAGCGCCTTCCCATCTGGTGGTCCGGCTATCGCCGTGGGGTGGTACGGGGGATTGCAATATTACACCGGCAACTACGGAGCGGACTACGGCACCGGCCCCAACGGTCTTTGGTTTGAGGTATTAACGCTCCAATGTCAGAATCAGTGCAGCGGTACAGGGACCATCATAACGGTGGGATCGAGTACGGAACTACAGATTGATGGCTGCACCGTAGACAGCAACATGGTCGGCAACGTGGTGTGGGGTTTCGGCAATTACGGTGTCGATAACACCAAGGCCTACGAAGGGTTCATCATCCTTGGCATTGACGTGCCCAACAACGCCTTGATTACCACCGGTTCGCCATCACCGACACAGTTTACGGGAGGGTTCAAGATCCAGAATTACCTGTTCCAGATATGGTCGCCTGGAGGGAGCGAAGTCGTAGGCTCTCCGACAAAGTTCGATTGCGGCTTGACAGGAACGGAAGGGATTAGCGCCTTCGAGATCGACTACAACTTGTGCCAGTTAGGATTGGCCTGCGACGATACCAACATCTTCTCGGACTGGAAGATCACGGCATGAAAGCTAAGAACGTGGTCGCCGAAGGTTTGCGAGCCATGGAGTACCAGGCCCAACTAAGTTCGGAAACCAGAGGCCAGAGATTCACCACGGACCCAGCGCCGGATTGCTGCTGCGCCAACATGCACCAGGACGTGCTCAAAGCCAAGGGCAGGTGTGCGCTTTGCGAGAAGTTCCAAACGGACCCCGTTTACTATGCCAAGTGGAGCGGACAGAAGCCTCAGATTAGGGAAGTCAAGCGAGAGCCTTTGGTCTTCAAGTGCCAGTATTTCGGCCCTGTTCTACGCAACGAGGACGGCACCATAAAGACGCGCAAGTGCAAGACATGCGCCGCGACGCCGAACCGCCCCGTGCATCAATGCCTCAATCCAAACATCGGCGGCGAGGTAACATTGCCCGAATGTTACCAGTGCCCCTACGAAGGTCGCTGGGCCAGGCCGGAAGGTAAAGCCGCGCCTTCCGTGCAAAAGGCCATCCTGATTTGCAACCTCTCCTGCGGGGATTCCTGCGTCAACACGATCGCGCTCGAAAGCCTGCACAAGCTTTATCCTGGCCAGTTCCAGACGGACGTGATCGGCAACTATGCCAAGGCCATATTCGCAAACAATCCCTACGCGACCAACCTGGGCCATGTCCTCCACAAAGCGTCTCGCAGATACATGAGGCTGAAACGCACCAGGCCGCCCTTTGAAGTGGAGGGCGTGAAGGTCCTTGATTTTTGGGACGTGAAGCGCACCGAAGCGACGATGGTCAAGTCGGTTTGCGCCTACCTCGGCCAACACCTGGGCGTGCCCATATCGCCGCAGATCGACCGGCCACAGTTTTACCTGACCGACCAGGAGAGGGAATGGCGGTTCATGGATAAGTCGTATGCCATCATCAATGCTGGCTGGCATAGTGGTGCGGAGCTCAAATGGTACGCCCGCTGGCAAGAGGTCATCAACCAGCTTCGCTTACTCTACCCGAAAGTCACGTTCGTCCAGGTCGGGACCGCGCGCGACCATCATGTGCCGCTCGACGGGGTGGTTAACATGGTCGGCAAATGGGACAACCCCAAGAAGGTCCGGGAATTCCTGCTCGTCGTACGCGGCGCGTCCTTTGCGATGGGCGGCATTACGTTCCTGACGCATCTGTGCGCGGGCTTCCTGGTCCCCTACCTGTGCGTCATAACTGGTACGGAAGCCATATCGTGGAGCCAGTACCCCAGCACGGGATTCATCAGATATCTTGGACGACACGGGACGTTGCCGTGCTCTGCGGGAGATGGCTGCGGGAAATCCAAATGGCGCGACTGCGTGGCCCCCAAGGGACTAAAGGTTCCCGGGTGCCTTGACATAGATCCAGAGGAGGTCGTGGAGGCGATCAGGGCGATTGCACCGGAGCAGCGATAACGCTAGACTATCACCATACCAAACGGTCTGAACCTTGTGTGTGTGGTGGGCAATGATGACGGAGTTTTTCCTATGGACCGCGCTAGCGGTTATATCCCAATTTGCCTTGTTATTGGCTTTACGGCTATCACATTGGGGTGCGTCTTCGCAACGTACTCCCTTGCTCTCAACCGGACAGATGTACCCAGCGGCATCCAATCGCTCGCCGTCATCGCAGTCGGCGGGCTCACCACGATCACCGGCTATC